GCCTTGTCCATGGCGCGCTCCATCTGCCGCGTGAGCTGCCGCTGGGCGCCCTTGGCCGGGTCGAACTTGGATAGGTCCTGCATGAGCGACGTGTACTCGACTCCGCGCCCCCACTCCTGCACGGTGATCTGGCGCACGTCCATGCTGAGTTTATCGATCGGGATGCGGGTGTCCTCTTCAAGCGCCGCGCTGGTGGGGTCGGAAAGCTCGTTGTAGTGCACGAGCGTAATGGACTCGCCCATGTGCTTCCCGAATGTTTCTTCCTTGTCGGTGAACGGGACGAAGACCATCTTCTGTGCCGCGGTCTCTAGCAGCTTTCCCGATAAAGCATGATTTTTGTAGACGCCGGTTTCGGCGTCGTAGGTCCAAGTGGTGGTATTGCTCATTTCCTGTTTCCTCCGTCGATGTCGCCGGCGGCACTATGGCCGCGCCGGCTTATAATCGGCGGCGCTCGTTTGCCCTGGCGATCGCGTCTCCTAACCCGATTGGCCCGCCGGCGGAACCGCCCGCCTGGCCCTCCGGTGCGCTTCGTACCCGCCCGCCTTCGCCCATGGGCAGGTTGGATGCCTGCCGGGCGCGGGCCTGGATCGCCGCCTTGCGTTCCTTGTATCGTTCGATGGTCCACTCGATCTGCTCGTCGAGGGACAGGCTCCTTCCATTTTCGTCCCGCGTAGGTGTTGTCAGCGACACCCCGACCCAAAGCTCGTCGTTTGGGTCTATTGCCGCCGCATTGGCGCGCGAATCGATATACTCTCGCACCTGCTCGCGGCGGACCTGCTCGTCCGCGGGTACTGCCGGCGCTGCTGCCCGGGGCGCATCTGCTTCCGCAGTATAACCATACGTTGTTCCGGGATCGCTTGCGGGTTGCTGTCTTTCGCCGCCCGCTTCCTTTTCCGGAACTGCGGAGGGGGAGGGTTCTGGCGATGGTGGCGCGATCGGCTTCCCGTCCTTCCCGACCGGGTTTATAGTGAATTTGCGCACATCGGAGTCCCTGCGCGCATATATCTGCGCTACCTTTTTGCGGTGCGCCGGGTCGTCCGGATCAAGCGCCTCGATTTCTTCTAACGCCTTTTCCGTGCGCTCGGTCATGTACTCATCGATCGCATGGTCTACTGCTGATTGTGCGGCGCTTGCGATCTCCTGCTTTTGACGCGCGGCGTGCTGCGCCTCGTATTCCGCGATTTTTCTCCGCGCCTCGGCCGCTTCCTGCTCGGCCCGGGTCGCCTTGCCCTGCAGCTCGCGGTATCCGCGCTCGGCATCTTCGTGGGTTTTGAACCTCAAGGCCACGGGGGGGGCTGCCGCAGGCTCTTCCGCTTTCCCCGTTCCTGTTTGCGTTACGTTTTCATTGGCTTCGCCCGGGTGGTCCTCGGCTGGGGCCGGGGTGGCTGGTTCTTGAGTTTTCTCTTCGCCAGGGCCGGGAGCGGCGTCGGCATTCCCGAACGCAAAAATATCGGTGCCGGTCACGATTGGCGTGGTCTGGCTTGGTTGTGCTGCCAAATTACCCATGTTCAGCTTGCTTTCTCCGGCGTGGTCTCGCTTGCGAGGGCCGGGATTAGAAAGTTATAGCGCCTGACGTAGCGCCGGGCGGCTTCGCGCGCCGTTATGGACGCGGCGTCGATCGCCCTTAAAATATCCAGGCACGTCTTTGCCTGGGGGTCCTCATCCAGTATCGTCGCTATGCGCTGCTCCAACACCTGCACCACCTTGTCGGCTACCATCTGCGCGGCTGCCGACGCCGGAAGCCCCGCCATCTGCATCCGGTCCATCATCTCGTCGGCGTCCGTGCGCTTTTCGTCGCGCCCGAACGCGGGCGACATGGGCATTCCTGTGATGATGTCTACCGGCGATCCGCTCATTGTCCGCCCTCGTCGCGCGGCTTGTTTCCGGCTCCGGGACTTGATTTTCCAATCCCGATGTCGTTAAGAAGCTTTACCAATTCAGACACTTGCGCCATGCCTTCGGCCTGCTCCACCTTTTTCTGGTCCTCGGCCGCTTGCGCTTTCATTTCCGCGTCGATCTGCATGGCCTTTTCGTCGCTCGCCACAATGCCCTCGTCGGTGAGGTTGGTCCTTGTTTCGAGCGCCTTCAGCATCTTATAGGGCTCCAGGTAGGGCGCGAACTGCGGCTGCGCGCAAAGCGGGATGAACACCTGGGTTAAGTGCTGCAGCGTCTCGGCGCCCTTCATCAGCGCCGAAACGCCGCTGACGTGGAACCTTCCCGACAACGCCGGAAGCCCGTTGACCCCGTTCGGACGGCGCGGGTCCGGCGCCATCATCATCTGCTCCAATGGCTCGCGGCCGAACATATCAGCGTAGTCGGTGTATCCGGCGAAGGCTTCTATGACTTCCTGCGCCGCGGCCAGCGCTGCGATTGCCCCGGATTCGACATTGGCGCCGATCAACTGGAACACGCCCAGCCCTTGGTCGAGCATTTGCTGGCTTTCGCGCCAGGTAACATCCTTGCGGTATCCCGGGAGCCCCTGCACCGCGTCGGTGATAAAACTTCCGCGCTGGAATATCTGGTCATGGTACTGCTGGTTGGCGAGGATCGAACCGGTAACGTCGCGGCGGATGCTCTCGCGTACCGCCTGCTGCCCGTTGACGCTTTCGCGCGTGAGATACTTCTTGCCCGGCCAGTCCTCGACATCTCGCGGATCCACCAACTGCTCGACGCACACCTCTTTGGGCGGGTTCACCAGCCACGAAAGCGCGTCCTCGAACAGGCATTGCAGGTTGCACATGGCCTCCCACACCGTGACCACGCTTTTCAAAAGTCCCCGCCCGCCGTACCCGAGCACCGATGGAAATGGCGAAAATGACACCCCTGGCCACCGTAGCCGGCGGTAGGGGACCGCTTTGGGCTCTTCGATTATCCGCCCCCCGCACACCGTCAACTGCGCCCGCGGCAGCACCACCTCCCCGCGCTTGTCTAGCACCGTGCCGTACATTTCCTCCACCAGGTGCAGCGTGCGGAAGTCGCTGCGGCGGTGCACCTGTCTCTTGCGCGCCTCGATCGCGTCCTTGGTCAGGAATGGGTCGTTGGGTGATGCCGTCGATTCCGACGTGTTGCGCACGCGCTCGATGTCGAAATACTTGCCCCGCGCCTCTCCGTCCTTCAAAACATGCCAGTCAAGCCATTCGCGGTGGATCCAGTAAAGCCCGCCCTGCGGGTCGCGGCGGGGTGCGTCCGGGTCGCGCAGGATTTTCCAGGGTTCGATCAGCGAGTACTGCAGCCCGCGACCTGGTATCCAGCGGGGGATGATTTCCATGCTGACGCCGACGGCAAGCGCCATGGTTACCGCGTCGGCGAAGGCGGTGACGAAATTTCCGTGCTGGTCGTCGTTCTGTATATCGAGTACGGTTTTCCAGAACTGCTTCGCCGTCTCCGACTGGTCGTCGTGGATGGTCAAAAAATCAGGCGAGAACGCCTTTTTTATAACCGCCGCGCCGAACTGCACCGTCGCAAACGGCTTTGGCACGATAACCCGCGATTGCCAGGCGTCTTTATTGGAGTACGAATACGGCTCTTCCTCGTTGTAAACCCGCCAACAATGGTCCTGTTGCCGCCGCAGCTCATCGGTCGCCTGCACCGATGTCTTCACGCAGTCGGCCACGTAATCTACGATCGACTTCTCCTGTTCGACCGCGATCCGACGCGCGGCGTCCTCGCGCTCGGCCGTCTCCTGGTCGTCAATTTGCTGTGTGGCGTACTCAGCGCGGTCAACGCGCCTACGCGCCTCCACCAACTCGTCCATCGGATCGCGTGTTATTTCGACCTGAGGCATTTTTTATTTTTTTCCCTTAAACCCTTACACTCCGGCTCCGGGAGCCTTGGGGAATATCCGGTCGAAGTTCTTCCGGTATCCACCCTCGCGCTCCGCCGGTTTCCAATCGCTCGAATGCGACGGGCAGCTATGTGAACATTTATGCGTGTCTGGCTCTCCGTCGTGGCCTTTCGGGTGGTCCGTAACCGCGCCGCAGCCGGTGCATTTAAACACCTGACGATTGTTTTTTCTCGACCCCTCGCGCATTTCCCAAAAACGTGAATACTTTCCCATCAAACTTAAATCCCTGGACGCAGCGTTATCTCGCCCGGCGCCCCTAATTGCGCTGGGCGGCGGATAACCGTTTGTCTTCCGTCGTATGGCGCCGAGGCGTAACTCATCGCCCGCTTGAGCGGATTGAAAAAAGGGTTGCGGTTTTTTGCGGGGGCCACGAACTGCCGCGCATACGGCAGCACACGTGCCACTCCGTAGGCAAGCGCGTCGCCGAGGTCGGCCGCCTTATCCTTGACCGGAAGATTGCCGATGATGTTGCCCTGGTTGTCGCTTTTAAAATGCCATCCGCCGTTGAGCGCCCGGTGCAGGTCATGGGCGGTTTGCGAGATGTATATTACCGGGCTTCCATCGCCTGCGAGCGTGCCGAGCGCCGTGCGCAGCGGATCGATTCGGTAACTCCATTTGGTGGGTCCGGGCTCAAAGCGCGTTTTTAGTATCTGTTCGATTCTGCGCGCCGCGGTCATTCCCGTGGTCGATTGGTCGGGGGTGCGCATTGTGGGGTCGCCTATATCGCGCCAGTCCGGGATACGGCCGGTGAACTTGGGACCCTTTACGAGCGGCAGAACCTGCTGCTCGCAAAGCTCTTTAGCGCCTATGCCATCTCCCCAAAAACAGTTATGCACCCATATTTTTCCGGGCGGGATATATTGCGCCACCAGACATACCGGGTGGTGCCACCCGTCATAGAACCTTAGCCCAAGCGCTCCGGGCACTACCGGCAACTCGCGTCCGGCGAAATGGATTTTAGGGTTATACTCGGGCGTCACACGTTTTCCGCGCTGCACCGGGGCCGCGATGCCCTCGACGTAGCGGGCGTACTTTCCGGGGTCGTTTTTGAACGCGGCCTTGTTTGCCAGACGGGCGATCTGATTCAGATAGGTGTTCTCGCCGTAAGCGATCCGGAAGACGTGCTTGACGATCCGCTCCCCTGTCGCCTCATCCTCGGCATACACCTCTGGCATGTTGGCGACTTCTTCCGTCCAGTGATCTTCGTCGGCAGGGTTCTGCGTCACCTGCACCCGCATCCGCGTCCCCTTCTGTCGCGCAGCGCGGGCGATTGCCATATCAAACACGTCGCGCGGAAGCCCCGCGTTCGCCTTTTCGATGATCGGCGCCGGCTCTTCGAGCCAGATCAATCCGTACTCGGGACCCTGCAGCTTTGACAGCGCGGCGGGGTCGTCGATCCCGAACAGATCCGCCTCTACCCGCGGCTGCGAATGGATCACCATCTGCTTGCAGTCGTCGTGGAACTCCACCCACGCCCCAAAAATCTCCTTCAGGCTCGGGACCGTCGAAATTTTGATGTTCTGGTGTGTGTCCCGCACCACCGCCGCCCGGATGTCCTTCTCGCACCGGTGCGCGTGCCTAACGACGCCCGCCGCGCCGCTATAGGTCTTCCCTTCACCCATTGGTCCCATGAGCATGGCAATTTGTGCATCGCTTTCTACGAATGCGCTCTGCGTTGGCGAAAGGTCGAAAACGAGGTCTTTAGGCATCCGGTTTGCCCTCCTGCGGTTCCTTGGGCTTGCCGAAATGCACCACCATGGGCTTGCGCCGCTGCTTCTCGGTCTTGGCTTCCGGGTCGTACTCGTTGCTGCTGTCTACGATCACGATCTTCCCGCGGCCGTCTTCCTTGAGCAGACCTGATTTGGCGAGCTTTAGCTCGATCACCTTTACCGCCATGGCGGCGGCCTTTAGGCGCTTATCCTGTAGTCGCTCGTCTTTGAGGATGTATTCGAGGCAGGTTTTGACGATCTTCTTGATGATTTTTCTTCTGGTGTCATGGTCTTCTAAGTTGGCTTCCGCCTGCGCGATCAATCTGCACCATGTAGTGATCTCGAAATCGATTGCGGACTTTACTGACGCCAGGCGTTCCGCCATCTCGCTCGGCTCTTCATTGAACCATTTGAGAGATACGGCTTCTACCTTTTCGAGTGCCACAAGGTCGTCCGGAACTACCTTGTCGACATGCTCTTGGATTATCTTGTCTGCCCGGCTTTTTGCTACCCTGCCAACGCGGGCCAGATAGCGATTGACCGCGGCATCGCTTATCTTGTGCCCTTCCTTGCGCAAGATGCGCCCGATCTCCCGTCCGACCGTGATTCCGTCGTCGATCATCAATGACGAGACGCGCTCGGCGAGGCCCATGCGGTCTATCTTTGAAGCGGTA